GGAAGGTCTTAGTAATTCCCCAGATTGTAAATACTCGTACCGGGGAAGTTTCTGATCTTCTTGATTATGGAATTAAGGGCGTATATAGTGGGGACGATCTTAAATATATGCAGGAGTCCTATGTAGATAAGCGGGATAAGGCCCGGCAAGATATAAGGTCCACAGATAGCGCCCAGCGTAAAAAACTCAAGGGACGCCGGTAATACGAATGGTACAAGATCCCAAAGACGAAGAACTCCGTAAATATTACGAATCAATTCGCCCTGATTCTGTAACGGATGAGTACCAATTAGGGACCCCTCTCGATCAGATTATCCCCCCGAAACCATTATTTTCCCGCGCTGATTATGATCAAGAAAATAAGGATGCCCAAATTTGGGAGGATAAGAAGGCAAGCTTAACTAAGACCGATCTTCTTCGTCATGCTGTTGGTGAGACTTGGGTACTGCACCCTAAAATGTGGGAATTATGGGATATGAATTGGGAGGGAGAGCCAGGATATGTGCTTCCCTGGAAGGAATACACAGAGCTTCGTAACGGTGTCCCCTTTATTGCCTGGGATGATATTCGTAATGCAAAAAGTCATGATCAGGCAAAAGCAATTCGTGAAAGTGCTATCAAGAGTGTTAATGAGCAGGGGCTTATGGCAGAGCGATATGGTGCGGTGCCCATGTTCTTTGCTTACATGGGTGCAGGCGTGATGGACCCCGTAAACCTTGCTCTTATGTGGACAGGGAGAAATTTGTATAAAGCGGCTGCTGATGTTGCTAAATATTCCAGGCTTGCTAGATTTGCGAGAGTGGGAACAATGGCAACAATTGAGGGTGCTGCCGTTGTGGGAGCTAGGGCATATCAAGACCCCCTCCAGGATGAGTGGAATGTTATGTTTGCTGCCACTCTCTCCGGTATTATTGGTGGGTCATTAGGGGGCAGGATTTGGAAGGGCAAGACCCCTACACCGATAACTCCGAGGGTTACAGAAGCTCCTGGTCTTGTTCTTCGAAGGGAAGCCGCTATGAATATGCCGGAGAGATCCCCCTGGCAGCGTATGTGGAATATTGATGATGGGCATGTTATTTACTATGAGCCCGATGCTTTAAATACAAGTGCAAAGTGGGCGAATACGAAACAAGGGCGGATTCTTCTTGCGCTGGACGCAGACAAAAACCCGAAGGGGATGCTGTTTGAATCAAGTGATGGATACGCCGCGTTCCGTGTGGATATGGACGGAACCGTTAGATTCTGGAATCAAGATTATAGAATTAATGGTGTTATTGATTCGAGGGGTAATGTCCACTTAAACATGGAGACTCTTACTCTCAGAGATAAGCTTCAAGTGAAAGCGTTTGAGGGGAATTCTCACCCGCTTAAGGTTGAGCAGTTAATCAAAGAGACGATGGCTGAATTCCATAAGAAGTGGCGACCGGACTATGATTCTTGGTCGCAGAGTGCCCGACAGGCGCAGAGAAAAGACCCCAGAAAATACCCGGCAGATCTCGATCCCGACGAAGCCGCAGCAGCGGGGGGAACGAAAGGGTATGTATACGATAGCACAGGAAAACCTGATCTTCCTGAACTGGCAGTAAACACTATCGAAGCACAACTACACAGGGCAGCGCGGCTAGAATTCGGTGATGATACTATGGATCTTTATCTTCATCTACACCGACTGTCTACTATGGGGCCATTGTCCCAGGCGAACAGCAAACTATTCTATGAGGTAACACAACAAGTCGATGGGTTTACGCACTCGCTCAGGAATAATTTACAACGACTAACTTTTGAAGTGAAGGGAGGTAGAATTCTTTGGGAGAATATGAATGCTGAGGATATTCGTCTTGCCCTTAAGCATGGGGTGGTCGATCCAGAAACAGGCAAAGTAATTCCAAGGAGGGAAATGGGGGAAATGGATGGCCTTTCTATTAGCAAGCTAACATCAAAAAATAGGAGGCTACGCGAGCGGGAGATGGCACAAATTAGGAAGGAGAATGATGCTCTTCGTGAGGCGGAGCTTACTCAGTATAAGCAACAGCTTCTTGATGAGGGTGAGGGAACTCCAAATGCATTCCTTAATCGTTTTGTCGTTGGTCCTGATGCTAGTGCCGATAGTCCTATTGGTCTAGTAATTAAAATTAATGAAGATGGGACTGTTGTTGTGGACTACGGGGCCATGTATAAGGAGACAAGAAATTACCGTCCCAGGGCTTCTCAGGCACGGGCAGATAGGGCAAAGAAAGCGTGGGAGTCAGCGAAGAAGGAGAGCGAGGTCGAGGGGGGCGTACCCGCCCGTGAGACCGAAGCAGGAGACCCCTGGAGGCATGTTGACCCCGATGACCTAGAAGCTCCCTCCGAGACGGTCCTCTTCCCAGAGCGCGTTGTAACGCAGACGGTGGATGAAATCACCCCCCTCCCCCCGAGCGTCCTAAGCAAAGAATTTCTGGAGACACCCATTATTCTAAAGACTGGGAAGCTTGCGCCACTCACGCCTAACCAGCAAATTAAGGTATTTGAATCAATCATTGATGATTTATCAACTCCTGCAATTCAGCAGAGACGCCTCGATATTAATATAAGAAAGGATAGACTTATAAAAGACAATGCAAGTCTAAAAGAAATCGATGCTCTCATCTATAAGAGATCATTTCCCATTCAATATGGGGAACTTAAGCGGTTCGTCAGTATAAAGACATTACAAGATAGGCGAACATATCTTATAAATAGGATACGCTCGGGCACTCTCTTTATCCAAACACTAGAAGAAGAGATCCTGAGTCTATGGGGTAAGCACCGGGGCAAACAATCCTTTGCTCTTATTGAGCATGAGGCTTCGCCCAATCCTTATTACCCCCTGGGGAGAATGACGAAGAAGCACCGCTTATCCGATATGAGCGAATCGGAAAAAGCGATGTATGAGGAAAACGCTGTGGTCTCTCAAAACTATGTATCGAAGGGAACCGGAGAAATTCCCGAAGACTGGTACATAACAACACAGCATGGAGTAGATGCATCCGAAGCAGCCATATTATCTAAAAATCCTTATATAGAAAAACCGAGCCAAGCCGCACGGGAAAGCTCAATTAGAACAAGAATAAAAGTAGTTCGTCCGACTATTGAAATGGTGGAGGGCGTAGACCACGCCGGAGAACCGACATTTACAACTAGAGAAGGTGGAGGTCCTTGGGACGCCTCCGACTTCAAGGAATTTAATGAAACATATGTCTATCCTGTGATGGACGAACCGAAAAGCCCGGTAACCGGACTTGGGTTTGGGACGCAGCACTACATTGAGATATTAAAATCTGCGAAGCGCATGGGAGTGGGGCTTACAAATGACTGGGCAGATGGAACATCATTAGCAGTAAGCAAGATCTACGCCAGACTAAAGGAAGCCGGGGTCCCCTTCGGCGAAAGCGGCGACATTAGAGCAAAAGATCTAGTTAATAGGAAACGCTACTGGATCTCTCCAGAAGAACTGCAAAAGGTAGATCTCGATGAGGTACTTAAAACTGTAACAAAGTTAAATAAGGAGGCTCCCCCGTATGCCCCGAAGCGTACTCCGATGGAATACACGGGTACAGGGCCGAGCGGAGAGCCCTTTAGGGTTGAGGTATATCCAAGAAGTCCATATAAGGAAATTGGAATTACCAGTAAAGATATCTATGCTGGTGGGCAGACATATATAGATGGGATGGCGGGGGTTAAGGGGTATAGGGATAAGAAACTCCTCTCGGAGCTAACAAGGACAGGAACCCTCAACTGGAACGGGCCTAAAGAATATACCCTTTTTATTGAGGGTGGTCCTAAGCTTGGGTACGATCTCGCAGCACAAAACAAAGCTCAATTAGCCGACGAACTGAGGCAGATTCTCTTGGATCGCACCATCAGAAAGCATAATGAGCAGATTCAAAACCTCTTCGAGACCCAGGCTGAACGGGTAGAACTAGCTAAACAAGCCCGCATTGAGGCAGAGGTGTTACATAGCTCCCTTGAAATGCGCCGCCTTGAGCTTGAGGAGGTTGCCGATCTACTCAACCATATACCGGAACATTTACGGATGAGGAGGTGGGCCGAGGTTCAGGCGACTATCAACAAACTCCGTATGGAAATGGATGATATCCCGAGGAGGACCAGGCATATAGACATGGATGATATTGAGATTATCACTCCCGATGGGCGGGTTATTGATGCTTCTGATATCAGGCGAGCAAAGCCACGGGCAAAGTCAACCATATTCGAGGAGCTTAGGGGCCTTGACGAACTTGATAATACGATTACGAAGTTGCTATCAAAGATAGATGAGAATAAGGTACGGATAGCACAACTTCGTCGAGCATTAAAAGCTAAGGGAACATCGAAAGAAGATAAAGTAATCATCGGTGCTGAAATTAAGAAGCTTAGTGGATCAAACAACAGGGCACGGGCGAAGATAAGAACAGCCAAGAAGGATATTGAATCCATCGAAGCTACCCAAAAGGCAGGGGATATCTTCACTCGGCCTTCCAGAAAAGATTCAGCCGGTCGCAGGCATACAATTATCTATGATACAGCATCAGATGATTGGTTCTTTATCCGTAATAAATCGACAGGTAAAACAAGAACCGTCGATGATATCATCCGGGAAACAGAGCAGGCAGAAAGGACAGTAAGGGCAAAGGAAGCACAGATAAAGAATGCCGAGACAGGTAAAATGAATGCAGAAGCCTTCGATGATACCCCGTCAGGACTGGATGGTATCTCCGCTGATGACGCTGCCCACTTTGAAGACACAGGATTTGGGGCGAAGGTTCTTGGCTGGGTAGATAGTATGCCCTTTAATGGAATAAAAACTAGGGCACAAAATATTATGGAAAGTGGGATGACCCGCTGGTATGGATTCAGAGTTCTTGGTGGCTTCCAGGATGAAGCAGACGAGGGCGCAATGAGACACATGTTTAAGGAGAGTAATACAAAGCGTGTTGTTGAGGGGTCCTCTCCGTGGGGGCGTAGGGGAATTGAGGAGGGCAGGGATGAAATGGTTAAGATGCGTCTCGCTATCTTTGATACACTACATGAAGATCTACAAGAGTGGAGAAGGCTTAATAAGAAGGGCTTCTTCACATATTGGACAAATACAGCACAAGAGGAGTTCGGTACTATTATTGGGAAGATCTCTTCTGATAAAACTGGACAACTTATAAAACAAATACCGGACCATTCTCAGGAGGTGATCCTCCGTGCGGTTGAAAAGGCCCGCAAACATTGGGCTAATGATCTTGGGTTCCTCCAGAAATACGGGAAGGGTTGGGAGGATGTTGTCTCTGATCCAAACTATCTGCCCCGCTTCTGGGATCGACGAAGTATTGCTATTCACCGCAGCAAGGAGGGGATGAATATTCATGATGACGAACTAGCAAATGTATTTGCGAATGGTCTGATCAAAGCAAATAAAGAAGCCATCGAAGAAGCACGGGTAGCACGGATGGAGGGCCATGATGTTAAGGGTCCGCGAGCCCTTTCACCAGAAGAAGCCTATACGATAGGGCATAAGTTCCTAGATCGTATTGGAAATAATAACTTCCGTCTCAATCTAATCAATGATGCCTCACACCAGAAGGCTACTGCGCTGGAGTTGGCTAAGATTCTTGAAAGAGACTTTGGAATGACCCCAGGTGAGGCTCTGCATGCAGCAGAAGCATTCCGGGTTACTGAGAAGAGGGCAAGGCACCAGATGTATCGCCTACGGCTGGACCTTGATGAAGTAACTACTGTCCTGAATAGGAATAACGAAGAACTTAAAGTCTCTCTTTCAGATATGATCGACTTTGACTTCTTTAAAGCTGCTCGTCGGTATGCAAGACACACAAGCAGCAAGCTACTTATCAGTAATCTAATTGAAGAGGCCAATATAAAGAGCCGCATACCCGGAAAATTCAAAAACCTCGATGATATCCTTGAGGTTATCGAAGAGGACTTGAAGAAGAAGGGTATTACTGGTAGGCGATTAGAGAAAATCATGCATATGAATGATGTCCTTACAAAAATCGCACGGGACGAACCGTTCAGCGAGTCCACCGAGGCCGCACTATATATGCAGCTTGCTCGACAGATTACATACAGCCTTGGTCATGGTATGCGGTTTGGTATCGCCGCCATTGCGGAAGCCTCGTCAGCGAATTGGGTACAGGGAGTGAAGGGATTTATGGAAAGTATGCCCGCTCTCCGTAGGATGGTGGATGGTGTGGTTGATGTAGACAAAGCCCAACTGCACGAATTTGCGGCCTCTCTGGGTATGGGGATACGGGAGATTATCATTCCCCGCCTGGACCTTATGGGGCGTATCGTTGAGGAGGGTGGAAATACTGCCGTTGGAAGGCAACAATTCTTCCGTAGATTCTGGATGGGGGCTACACGGGTAACCTCAGAAGTCTCCGGGCTTATGAAGCTTACGGAGTGGAGTGATCATGTCGCACTAAAAAGACACATGGTTCATTATGGCAATATGATGATCAAAGGAGAAATGCCCAACAATGTTCGTTTAGTTGATATGGGCCTTACTCATGGGGAGTGGGAACGAATAGCTAAACAAGTCAGAAAACAATTTAAAAAACAGGTCGATGATACTGGGGTGGAAACATATCAGTATGATTTTAGTTCGTGGGATGATCAGGGTGCCGTTGACTTATTTGCACAAGCGATGCAGGGAGAAGTGAAGTCCGTTGTTCAAAGATCTTCCCGAGGCGATATGCCTTTATGGAATTTCCGGGATCCCACAGCACATGAAATTACAAAAATGGTTCTCCAGTATAGGGGATTTGGTATGTCGAGCGTTAGTAATTATGTTGTTCGTAATATGCGGGCTAGTGATGCTCGTTCCTTGTGGGTTCTGGCTAGTTCTATCGCTGGTGGTACGGTTGCTTATGTTATTAAAGGGATGCTTGCCTACGAAGATACCCCGGAAGGCAGGGAACGATTCAAAGAGCGCATGACCTTAACATCTATTGCAAAGGGAAGCATCCTACAATCGGGGTTCAGCGCGGGATCAGAAAACCTCACTCTCCTTAGTGGGCCCCTTCTTGGCGTGGATGTTTACGGAAACTACCACCGTCAGGGGTTATCAAACTCATGGGTAGACCAGGTAAGGGCTTTCTCGTTTGCTGATGATGTAGCAGGATTATTCCGATCATTAATACAAACACAGGTTATGGGATCCCGAGACTTTACACGGGCAGACTACCGAAGAGTCCAGAGAGTCTTAGGATTTATGAGACACCCACTCCTTGCACCGTTCGTCAAAGATTTGGGGAACGGATTACCCACTCAATCTAGATAGGATATTTTATTATGAATAAATTACGATGTTACTTGTATGGAACTTTCGCAGTTGCTTTCTTCCCGGCATGTGCAGCGGTGGGTAAGGTACTACCTGGGGGTGAGGAGCAAGCAGAGCAGCTAGGCAGTACGATCCTATCCCATGCGCCTGCCCTGGCCGAGCAGGGAGGGTTCATTACGACCCTACTGACAGGCAACCCAGAGCTTGGTGGGGCCATCGCTGCCCTCCTTACAGGAGCAGCGGGCCTATGGACGCATAAGAAAGTGAAGGAAAAGAAGGCGAAGAAGAATGCTGCCTAGCATAACAAGACTAGGGGTTTGGTTAGTGAACCAGATCCCCACACAGTACATAGAATTATGTGCCGTGTTGTTCTGTTTACTCTAGTCCAACCACACAAGGCTATCTGAAATGGGCCCATGCTCTTTATCGAAGAACACGATCCTCTGGCAGGGTCTACCAGACTCACCAATAATCTCTAGGGCAAAGTCATTGTCGCTCTCCGTAGTACCATTGGCATAGAACATCTTACCTTGAATAACACCAGAGATAGGACGGTGGAAATGCCCAAGGAATATCGCAGACCAGGGCTCTTGGATACTTGCACCCCACCCCGCAACTTTCCTAGCAAGTCCGGTAAGCGGATACCCTCCAATACCTCCACCACCGGAGATCTGATCTCCGTGTACTAAAAGAATGCTATCATTCTCTACGGGGATAACCCTATAAAATGAATCATGGTCTACATCCCAGGTTATCCTATCATCTTTAACTGCCCTTGAAACAATGAGTCTCGTAATCACAGCCGTAATCATATCAAAGTTTGTTCTAGGAGACGCCGATGAATTCTTCGGTGCGGATCTCCCGTGATTTCCTGGAACAGAAACAACATGAACACTTCGAAAGTTTGTACTCATGCGAAGAATAAAGTCAGATAAAATAGTGGGTGCCCTCTTTACAGCCTGCTCCCACAGATCCCCATCAACTGTCCAGGGTTGGTGAGAAAAGATTGTCTCTCCTTCTACAATATCCCCTCCAACAAGAACAATACAACGCTCGATCTTTGCGCTTGTCCTTCTGTTGGATACAATTTTAATTAGTTTATTCGCAAGTCGTTCTATCCTAGACTGAGCTATGTTAAAATCATACGACTGGGTTTTCTTTCCAATCTGTAAATCACTTAAATGAACAACACATGTCTCCTTCTCTACCACCTTTCGGCTATCCTTTCGTGGTAGATGAGGGGGAGACCATTGGTAGTCCTTAAGAATATCATCTACTCTCCTAAGAACAATAGACTCAATTGATTTTCTTTTGTCTAGTTGTTTTGAAACTCTTCTGAGTTCCGTTTCTAATAACTCAACTTCACTCATCATCACTCTCCTTCTCAAAGAATCTATGGTTAATACTCATTGGATATATGGCTACCTTACGGATAGCTTTAAATAAGAATCGAAATGCCCGGGGGTCATTTTCCAAATCGAGCCCCAGACCAGAGATTTGTTTAATTGTATTGAGCCTTTCTGCTGCATCTTCTATCACATTTTCATAAAGTTTATTTGTTATAATTAATCCTGCCATCACAACAGGGTGTTCCTCTTCGGAATCCCCATCCTCATCCCACCTCTCAAATATATCAACAGTCATATGGACCCCCTCCAAAAAATATGGGACCTTCTCCTCTCCACGCTGATCGAACGGCTTGAGAGTGGCGAGTGTACCACACAAGATCTGAATATTGCACGACAACTTCTCAAGGACCACGGCATTAATGTCGATAAGCCCGAAGAAACTCAGCTCGCTTCATTAAATCAAATACTCCCCTTCTCTCAGGCAGACGAGCCTCCGCATGAGGCGGCTGAACAGGCAAGCTAGACATCAAACCACTTCGGGTTTCCGTCCGGGCCATTGTGTCTCCCCATTATATTAAACATCTTATCTAGTTCTTCGTCAATCTTCTGTTCTCTTCTGTGTTTCATTGAATCATCGGCGTCATTTGCCATCGACATTGCCCAATATTCGACAGCCATCGACACAGCATCTAACTTATCGTCATGATCTAATGACCCCCTCTCCCGTGTGAGGTGAGACATTTGATAGATCAGACTATACTGAGCCGCTACATCCGGTGGCATCATAAGAGTTTGATTGTAGTCATGTCTAATTGCTTCGGCACTCATGATCAGACGGTGCTGGTTCATCACAGGTTCTAAGCAATCTGCCATACGATGCTCTTTGTTAGTGCGAGCAACTACTTCTTCAATTGTACATGGGTGTAGCTCCCGTAGGTGTGGCTTGAGAAGTTCACTAAACATACCACCACCATAATTAGCTTCCGTTAATATGATGTTCACCTTAAAATTTTTCGCGTTGGTTGCGAGCCCCCGCATGACTGGCTCAGTAAATCCTTCCGTTGACCCGCCCCAAGCAACAAGATACAAGTACCCATTGAGATACTTTACAATGGCCCATGCCGTCATATCTTCTCCCCGTCCACTTGGATCAATTGCCATTACGGATCCCTCATATGGAATGATCTCGCCCACAAGTCGTTGTGGCTTGTAGAATTTATCCCGCTTGAACCCAAGGTTGGGGAGCCCAGTCCATTCTTCCCCAGTACCCCATAAGATTTTTTCCGGGCCCAAGTGTGGGTCGGTGTCCATAACAATAAGATCAGATAACCGTAGAGGATAACGATCAAGATCGCTGAGGCGAACATCTAACTGAAACTGGAGCTGGAATCCTGTTCGTCCATATGCGGCTTCTCTATCCCTAAGCTCTTCATCGTTGAATCTATCAGGATCAGTTGCAGTCCCAATGTCTCCTTTAAGGTTACTAACAAACTCTGCAAGCATACCTTCGTAGATTGCTCCCTCTTCGGGAATTCGTGATGGATAAATTCGGACATCATAACTTCTAGCTGCCAAGTCAGTATATATAGATTCTTGAGATTGTGGTGTTCCAAGGAATACGATCTCCCCTATTTCTGGTTTAATGATTGCTTCAAATTCTTTAACTGATTCAGCTAACTTCGCCCTTGAACCCACCGTACTACTATTCCCAGGCACCTCCACATCATCAGCAACAATAAGATCGGCGCGGCTACCAGTAAGCTGACCAGTAATACCAACAGATTTACAAGAAGGTGAGTGGGCTGCACTTGTCGGCCCAACATCCCAGGCAATTTTAGATGTCCGCTGGTCTTCCCTGGGGATAAGGTGTTGTAAGATTGGCATCTCTCTGACGAGCCTGTGGCAGAATGTAGAGAAGTCATCGGCTCTTGATTTACTGGCGGAGACAACGAGTACCTTCTTCTCCGGGTCCATGTATAGAGTCCACAGAACAAAGGCAGAAGTAATCCAAGATTTGCCCACGCCTCTGAATGCTTGTACCATTCTACGCCGGGGGCCATGCTGTAAATAATCTGCGATGTCGTACTGTACAGGGGTAGGATCGGGCAAGCTAAGGTGCTTCCATGTAACATATAGAAAGTTCCTAAAGTCTTTTAGCTCGTCCCGAATATCATTCATCTAAAGAGCTGCCATCAATAGAACAATGTAGGAAGACAAGATAATTAATAAGATCATGAATGGTATCAGTAAAGGTTTCATCGCCAACCAAGCCGCCCTTACTATTAACATGGGTGATAATCCTCCCGAACTTATCCGCCATACGCGCAAGTATTCCGGTCTCCGTCGAACAGATCTGTAACTGCTCAACCCTTCTGAAATTCGTGAACGCATCCCCATCACCTGAGTAGTTTTGAATTTTGTCTTGAAGTAAGTCATATGCCTGGTCGCACAGAATTGTATGCTGTTCTAGAATAGTGAATACATTCATAGAGAGAAGTTAATTGTTTGTAGTACTTCGAGATCTGTATACGCTTTTCCGCTCTCATTATGTTCATACTCCTGTACTCCTTTGAATAGATACTGCTTACCTGCGGTATCCTTAATTAGAATTGATATACTATACCTTACTTTCTTCGGATCTTTATTTGTATCTACTGTAAGATATATTATATGTTTATTTATTAGATTCACGGGGGCTCCACAGGTTAGGTTTGTTACTTCTCCAGTCATATTCTCCTGGTCTAAGGATTCGTGCGAGTCTTGCTGTTGTGAGTGCATCTTCTTTGGTCAGGCCATGATCCGCATACGCTTGTAACACGCGGGGCCACCGCCCTGTGATATATCCGTCTAAAATTTTTGCTGCTTTTTTCGGGCCCACCCCTGGTATGCCTGCGTACCCATCAGTCCTGTCTCCCATCAGTACTTGGGTGTACCAAATATTGTCGGCTTCCCAATCACATACATAGAACGGACCACGGGCTGGCTCTCTAGGTTTGTAGTGTACCCCGGGCACAGTACACAGGTCCTTATCATCTGAAACTATGATCGTCCCATCCCCTGATAGGATCCCCATGATATCGTCAGCTTCTAGTCCGTCAATAGCTAGGCTTGGGTACCTATCCATTAGAACTTTCTTAACCTGATCAGAACATGAAGGTCTCTGTGTCTTTACTCTGTTTGCTTTGTACCGAACATCTACTTTGGTTCTGAAATTATTATCCAGACTCCAGCATAATATGAATCGGTTTGTTTCGAGGATCTTACAAATCCCATATAACAAGTTAGAGAATAGGGCGATCACTTCTGCATCATCTGAATTCTTTAACTTATTACCATCACCAAAGTCCCAAGAATTCTCAACACTAAACGCCGCACGATAGTACATGATATCAGCATCTATTAATAGTAGTTGGTCCCTCTTAACCTGTGGCTCCTTATCGTCTATCCATTTCTCTTCATTGATATTCATCTTAGTGTACCTCATACCAGGTTTTTCCTATCCGCCCATCCCCATCCATGGGGCAGCGCAACGATAGTTGTCCCGTTGTTTTCTTAAATCCCTCAATCGCTGCGCGTGTTACAGCTTCCGCTAGTCCATCAGGAACTTCAACTAATATCTCATCATGTATAAATCCCACAATAGAAACATCGTATTCAGACCAGTTATCTTGAATGGTTTTATAAGTGTTGACCGCTGCCAGCTTAGATACACACGCTCCTGCTGCCTGTACTAAGAGGTTCACGGCACTATGTATGGACCTAGGATATAGCTTACGCCCATCCACTCCCTTGAGAAACCCATAAGACATAGCCCTCGAACGGACAGCATTCATAAACTTAATCATTGCTGGTCGTTTCTCATACAATCCTTCGACTAATAACGAGGCTTCCTCTACGGAATACCCAAGCATACTAGCAATCTTCCGTGGTGCTGCCCCGTATATCAGGGCGAAGAAAGTATTCTTTGCTGTCTGTCTATCACATCCCATCATCTTTGCATTTGATTCATGGATATCACCGCGAAGCACCTCTTCTGCAAACTCACCACTATCATAGGGAGTTAAGTAGTGGGCAAAGCACCGTACCTCTAAACTCTTTGCATCAATGCCACACAGCAGGCGTCCCTCATCAGCATAGAAAAGTTCTCTACACTCCTTACCAAAGGGGAGACGGGAACTAGGTACTTGCTGTAAGTTAGGATTCACACACGAAGTACGCCCTGATATTGTACCAACAGTCTTAAGTCGTGGGTGTAACCGATCAGATTGTACAAGTTTTAACCACCCACCCTTACCATCATGGAGCATACCCAATAGCTTTTGTAGCCTATACAATTTTGCTATATGCTCTGCCTCTGGTATATCTATGATCTCCATTAGGATAGCCTCATCTACTCTTGGCTTTC